ACTTGTCCGTCCCAAAACAGGGGCAGGGTTTTGCCGTCGCCGGCCTGAATTACAAGGAATTCTTCCGCCTGAACAAAGAAGAACTGGTCAGCTTCAGCCGGGTGAACTTCTCCGAAGATTGCCGAAAGGTCCGTCACCTGCGCCGTGTCGAACACGTACCGGTAAATGCGGCCTCCAACGCCATAGACAAGGTAGGGTTCGCTGCCATCCGCCGGCTCATACATGAACCCGCCCTGATAGAAAGCAGAACCGTCATGGGCAATCCCATTGGGCACCCATGCGGTTCGCTGTTTGATTCCCCCACCCCTCACCGTGGCGTTAGTCATCCACGCCAACTGATTACGCTTCAATCCGTTTGGCGTTAACTGTGACTCGATGGTCCTGGCCTTGTTGGAATCCACTCCACCAGACCAGTCATAGGACCCATCAGTCAAATAGACTTGATGCGCCATTGCCTGACATTCGCATCTTGCTTGCAATCATGCAAGAAAGTAATATCGGGCATGGAACTGTATGGTCTGAAATGGCCTGAGAACACCTTGCCGCTCCAAGTGGAGATTCAGTTCATCCGCAACAATGGCTATATCAAGCGAGGCGGAAAGACCTACGGCAAGGGTCTGTTCTATCATTACCGGCAGATGTTTACGCACTTGTGGCCGGAGGATGACCATCACCGCTGGAGTGACCTGGGATTGCGCCGCATCACGGAAAACGAAATCACCGTGTTTCTTGGCTCCTCGGATTCCAACAAGACCTATCTCATCAGCCGATACGTTCTATGCGATTGGTGGGCTCATGCCGACAACACCCTCTGGCTCATTTCAAGCACAGAAATGCGCGGCGCAGAACTCCGCATTTGGGGCAAGCTCAAGGAGTTGTTCAATCGCGCCCGCAAGCGATTCCCATGGCTGCCAGGCACAGTCCTCGAAAGCAAACATGCCATTACCAGCGAATCAATCTCCGACGATGGCAGCGAAGGCCGCGTTCTGACCAAGGGCCTCATCTTCATTCCCTGCAAAAGCAACAACCGATGGGTGGGCATGGGCGCTTACGCCGGCATCAAGCCGACCCGGAACGGCAGGCTCGGCCATTGCGGAGACGAAGTCAGCTTCATGGAACGGTCTTTTCTCGATGCCTACTCGAACTGGTACGGGAAACCCAATTTCAAGGGTTTGCTGACGGGAAACCCGACCGACATCGAGGACCCGCTTTGCACTGCGGCAGAACCACTTGAAGGCTGGGAAAACTGGGTTGATACCGGAAAAACCCAGGAATGGAGAACGAAATTCTACAATGCCTGGGCAGTCGCTTACGACGGACGGGACAGCCCGAACCTGGATTTTCCCGCCGACCAACCGCCGCGTTATCCCTATCTCATTGGGAGAAAGAAACTTGAGGCGGTCGCAAAAACCGAAGGGACAGATTCCCCGCTCTGGTGGATGCAGTGTGTTGGGAAACCGCTGCCCGGGGTGTCACAAATGAAAGTCATTACCCGGCAGATGTGCGAGCAGAACCGGGCATTCGAGCCCGTTGTCTGGCATGGCGGGAAAACAACCACGGTTTTGGGTTTGGACGCAGCTTACGGCGGGGTGGGTGGCGACCGATGCGTTCTTTGCCGGCTTTAATTCGGTCTGGACGTGGATGGAAACAATGTCATCGCCTGTCATCCAATCGTTTTGGTGCCAGTCAGCGTGAAGAACCCGGAATTGGCTGAAACGCAAATTGCCCGGTTCTGCATGCAATACGCCGACCAGCTTGGCATTCCGCCGGAGAATTTCTTCTTCGACGCCAGAGCCACACTCGCCGTCGAACTGGCGCGAATCTGGAGCCCGAACGTCAACGCGGTGGACTTTGGCGGCAAGGCAACCACCCGGCCTGTGTCGCTCGATGAATTCGTCTGGGATGGAGACACCCAAACCAAGCGGCTCAAGCGGTGTGACGAGCATTACTCCAAGTTCGTCACGGAACTCTGGTTCGCCGTGCGCTACGCCATCATGGGTCAGCAGCTTCGCCAGTTGCCCCGGGAAGTCGCGGCAGAAGGCGCAAAACGACTTTGGCGGTTCACCAAGGGCCAGCCCCCGCGAATTGAGGTCGAAACCAAGGCCGAAATGAAGGAGCGCACGAAGGAGAGCCCGGACCTGTTTGATGCCCTGGCAACCGCCATGGAAGGCGCACGCCGACTTGGCTTCGAAATCCAGAATCTCCGAGAGACCCGCTCCAAAAGGCAAGAGGAAGAAGACTGGCTTGCCGATGCCCTTGACAATCACAAGCATTTTATGCGAAAACACGAACTCACATACTCCGTATGAACCAAATCACACAATTAAGCCGAACCCAGATTCCTCCAGGAGGCTGGGTTTTCTTCCAACCCCAAACGGGCTGGGCGATGCCAAATCCTGTCAGTCAGACTTTCAATCAAGCCGTTGAACTGATTATCAAGCATCGCCTTTCCAATGCTGCCATCACCAAAAAGTTCAACCTGTCAACCAGTCGCGCCGAAGTCGGGGATGAATTGGAAAACTTCACCCGCCGCCGATTGGGACTTCCGCCGCTTGAATCGCCCCCAAAACTGATGCCCCGGCCATCGTGGTTGTCGCCCAGCGTCGCCGGGGCTGTTGCGGACATTAAGAGGGCGGCTCAAGGCACTGCGGTTATCCTGGACTGGCTGACTTCCGGCGGCAAGCCGGTTGCCAAAGAACTGGCCGAGAAACGGGCGGCAACATGTGTTGCCTGCCCGAATAACAAGGAAGGAAGCTGGTACACGGTCGCGCCGGCGGAAATCATTCGGGAGACGCTGGAGGCCCGCAAAGACCTGACCCTCGAAACATCGCATGACGCAGAGTTGAAATCCTGCCATGTCTGCAAATGCCTGATGCGATTGAAGGTCTGGACTCCATTGGACCATATCGTCAAGAACACGCGGCCTGAAATTCTCCGGGAATTTCCTTCACACTGTTGGATTGTGACTGAAAAGTGATGAAACCAGTCATCCTTTACATCGTTGTTCCGAGCAATCCAAGCTGTTTGAGCTACGTTTCCAGGTTCGTTGCTACCCTCTCCAGCTTCACCAATCCGGCTCAGTACAAGCTGATTGCTGTTTGCAATGGCGGCCCCCCATCCAGCGAAGTCCGGGCGGCCTTGTCCATCTGTAACGCCGAAATTCTTCCACGCTCCAATGATGGATGGGACATTGGTGCATACCTTGAACTCTCGAAACAGTTCGCGTCACAAACCCCTTTGATTTGTCTCGGAGAATCGGTTTACTTCCGCAAGGCCGGATGGATTGACCGCATCTATTACGCTTGGAGACGACGCGGAGAAGGCATGTATGGCTTCTGGTCGAGCAATTTGATTCGGCCTCATCTTCTCACGACTGGATTTGTCTGTTCCGCCGGCCTGCTTGCCAGATACCCCAAGAAGGTCCTTGACCGAAAATCGAGATACGAATTCGAGCATGGAAAACAACCGTTTCATGCTTGGGTTTCGGCCCAGGAGAGGCCGGTAATGCTGGTAACATGGAATGGATTCTATACGGCGCGAGACTGGCGAAAGCCGCCGAACATCCTCTGGAAAGGGGACCAATCCAACTGCCTCTGTTACTGCAACCACACCGACCGGTTTGAAATGCAAAGTCTCAGAACCAAAAAACGGTGGGAGGAACTTGCGAACACCGGACAATGAAAGTCTCGATTGTCTATGTCTGGCCAATCAGCAGCGTCCGAAATTATGATTGGTATCTTGGCCGGTTTTTGAACAGCTATGGCACCAACCCCGCAGGCCATCCCCACGAATCGGTTGTTGTCCTGAACGGAGGAAAATCCAATTCCTTTCTGCGCTGCATGTTCTCGGTGATGCAGAATTTGCGGTTCGTTGAACGCGGCAATGAAGGCTGGGACATTGGGGCTTTTCAGCACGTGGCGGAGGACACTGATGCAGACCTGATGCTCTTTTTCGGGACCACCGCTTGGATTAAAGGACCTGGATGGCTGCGGCGCGTTGTGGATTCCGTAGAGAAGCGCGGAGACACCATCTACGGAGCCATGGGCAACACCGGGATGATGCCGTTTGTTTACCCGCACATTCGCACAACCGGCTTCTGGCTCAACCCGCGTTGGCTGAGAATCCATCCATTGAAAGTCACCGACCCTGGCCAGCGTTATGCTTTCGAGCATGGCTCGAACAACATCACCAGGTTTGTTGCGGACTCTGGGCGTGTGCCATTTGTGGTGTCCTGGAAGCAGGAATATCCGCTTTCGGAATCGAACAGCATTCCGAACGGCTACCACAACGGCAACCAATCCAACATGCTTTTCGGAGACCGAAACAGCGACCCGCCGTATCATCCCATTCCGTGAACATCGCCGTTTTCTATCATTGCCTTTTCGTTGGAGGACCCAAGAAAACCTTTCTGCCTCTGGCTTTTTGCATCGTCACAGACCAGATGCAACAACTGCGCCTGAGCGGCTTGTTGAATCGCGCCGATTACTTCTACGTCGGCATCAATGGCGGCCCGGAATCCATTGAGTACGCCCGAATGACAATTCCCCGGAAAGCCGAGATTCAATTTCACGGAACCCAGTGCCACACTGAGAACCGCACGTTGCTTGCCCTCGAACAGCACGTGAAGCAGAACCCGGACGACCTCATTCTCTATTTCCATTCCAAAGGGGCGACCAAGACCGCCCGGCAGGATTCCGAACACGCCGGCCAGTGGCGCGATTGCATGATGCGCAACCTGGTGATGAACTGGCAACGATGCGTCGCCGACCTGAAACATTTTGAATCGGTCGGATGTCACTGGCTCACCAAGCAGGGCAGCGACAAAAGCCAGAGTCTTTGGGGGGGGAACTTCTGGTGGGCGCGGGCTTCATTTCTGCAAACGCTGCCGCCGCTTTGCGACCGGACCCGAATCATCATTTCCGGGCTCGATGCTCTGGAAAGCCGCTATGAGGCCGAGGTCTGGATTGGCAATGGCAAACGCTTGCCCACCGTGCGAGATTATCATCCGGTCAACCCGGCATTCCGGGGAGCCTGTTCCAATTATGAATCGAGAAACTGAAAAACTTTATGAGGCGGCAATGGAGCCGTTCTTGCAGCCCGGAAGCGCGATTGAGGCAAAGCATCTTCAAATGCGAAGTTGGCGGTACTTCGTCGAAATCAACTCCGGCTGCAATCTTTCCTGCCCGACTTGCGCCCGGGGTAACAAGGAAGGATATGAGCAGAAAATCGGAAAAATGACTCGCGAACTATATCTCAAGGTTCTGGAGAAAATCCGAAACGAGAACAACGAAGCCATCGTTTTCCTTTACGGCAATTCGGAACCGTTTCTCAATCCTGAACTGTCCGATTACATTCTTGACGCAAAACGAATGGGATTGCGCTGCGAATTCAGCACAAATCTGAATTACATGGAGAACGAAAACCACGTCATGAATTCCGGCCCTGACCTCATCACCATCAGCGTCTCCGGTTGGAGCCAGGAAGTCTATGAGCGCGGGCATCGGGGAGGCCGGGTCGAGAATGTGAAGTCCAACATGCGAAAACTGTCCGAGACGCGCCGAGGATGCCGCATCAAACCGCCCATCTTAGTCACCTACCATCTCTATAAGGACAATGACGGAGACGAATTGGAAGCCATGCGGGAGTATGCCGCCGCACTCGAATTCGACTTTCAAACCTGCATTGCCAGGGCCATCTCCATGGAGAATGTCCTGCAATACCTGATGGAGCGCGAAGCGCAACGAACGGGCACCAAACCGCAATACCTTGTTCTACCAGGCTTTCCCGATTACAATCAGATGCTTCCGCCGGTGAATGACAAATGGAGGGAAACCATGCAACGACTTCGTATCAATCCTGACGAAGCCGTCTCGATGTACGAGAAGTTCAAGATTCATCCGGTTTGCCCGGTCGGAGACGCTTTCACTTACATTCGCCATGACGGGATCGTGTCTATGTGCTCCTGCGTGGATGACCGCCGGTTGAACTTCGGAAACTATCTGGAAAAGTCGCAGGAGGAATTGAGCGCAATGCGCCGGGGCCATCCAATTTGTCAACAGTGTCTCAAGTACAGAATGAACCTTTACTTTCATATCGCCGACAAGGT